TACAAGCTCTATGAATGGGATCGTGAAGTACTTGGTACAGTTCCTATGGACGATAAGCCAAAGACAGGCAATCCTTATCCAGAACCGACAAAGAATGTCAGATATAATTCTAAGGGCAATGACGCAAGATGGTTGCAGTATGAGTTAAACCGTTACGGCTACAAGCTACTCGTGGACGGGATCATCGGTCAGCGCTCCATTGACGCTCTCAAGGACTTCCAGCTCTCACACGGACTTGAGCCGGATGGGATTTGCGGTCCGAAAACTAAACAGGCATTATTGGGATAAAGTTTCCTTTTTCTCCTCAAAAGGGCGGGTTGACCTTCGTGTCATCCCGCTTTTTTAATTTTTGCTCAAAAAATGCAGTAAAATAGCAGGCTGAAAAGGCAGGTAGGCGGGTTTTTCCCGTCTACTTTCCCGTCTACCGGAAGTGGTCAAATTCGTGTCATATTCCGTGTCATATAGCCGCATAAACGTGTTATAATACCCTTATAATACGCTATAAGTAACACGCGGTTTTATATTTTCCAAAACACGAGAAACCCTGTATTTATGCGGCTTTGCGGTATGTTTTCAACTCCGGTTCGACTCCCGTCTACTCCATGGCTACAAACCGCATAAAATGGGGATTTCTCAAATGCCGTGTCATATTTTGTGTCATACACCGTGACATATTCCGTGTCATAGTGTGGTATAATATTCTCAAATTTAATCAGAGGCGCACAGCGCAGAAAGGAGGGACCTATTTATAAGCAGATAGGTTTTCGTTCCTTAACGGTCGGTCGGTGTGCCACAACATGTAGTAAAGGGGGATGCTCAGGCATTCTCTTTTACTATGTTAAGCAGATGTTTCTCAACCTTATCGGAATAATAATCCGTCATAGACTTAATGTTATTTTGGTATACGGCTTTCATGGTCCTGCCGTCTCTCTGCCATCCGCCCAGATCGGCTGTATATATGTCCGGTATTCCGAGTATGGCGGCGGTCGATGCAAAGTAATGGCGGAGATCGTGGAACCGGATATCAATTCCGACAGCCTTTTTGAGCTCGATAAATCTTTTGGTGATCGTGTCGGGCTTCCAGTCCACTATATACCCTTCACCGGATCCGAAGTCCGGCACACGGATATATCTATCTGATTCTGACGTTTTCGGGATTTCCTTGTATACCCACTTCTGGTCAGGATCCTTTACTATATCAGCATGAATGTGTGCTATCCCGTCTTTGATGTCCTCATACTTCAGCGCAGATATCTCTCCCCGTCTCACTCCACGCATACCGAGCGTGATGCAGACTTTCATTTTGGCATCTGCAGCGTGGTAGAGTGCCGCCACAGCTTCATCAGAGGGAGATTCTGGACGTTTCTTTTGCTTAGCGGGCAAAGTTACCTTGAAGTGTGCGGACGGGGCTTGCAGAGCCACAGAGGACACGAGGAAGCCGTATATGTTGCGGACGGACTTCGGGGACAGGCCGCTTTCAGTCAAATCCGAGACAAAACGCTGCATGACCTTGTTTGAAAGCGTATCAATCCTCTTACCGGATATCGGCTCATAGTAGTGTAACATCTGCATGTACCCTCTGATCGTGGACGGACTCAGGACAGCACGTTTGAGGTCAATATATTCTTCCAGAGCCTCTTGCACCGTGCAGTTGTGTCGCTCCTGGTATTTCTTTGTTGCCATGAATTCAGATGCTTTCAATTCCGCTTCGGCTCTTGTCGGTGCCGTGAAGCTCTCATAATGTTTCTTTCCGTCTGCATCCGTGTAGCTGTAGGCCCTCGCTCTCCATGAGCCTGAGGGGAGTTTTTTAGCTTTTGCCATTGGTTAAGCCTCCTTTGATGATTCTGAATCCTTTTTTACGTCTAACAGCTTGCAGATATTATCCTGAGTGGTAGGGTCAGCCGCTCGGAATGCCAAAACAAGCTCACGTTCAAGATATGACAGATTGAGTGGGTGCACTCCTCCTCCGGATTTATGCCATGCAAGCTCAAATGCGGCAGGAGTATCGAAAGTCTCCACGGGTGGTTCTATCAGGTCTGCTTTCGTGCAGTTAAGAGCTTGACAGAGCTTTTCTATCATTCCCATTCTTGGCTCAGTCCTTCCACATTCCCATGATGATACCGTCTTATTGGAAACATTCAATTTGTCAGCGAGATCCTTTTGCTCCATATGCTTTTCTATTCTTACACGCTTAATATTTTCTGAAATTATGCTCATATCTCAAATACCTCCTTTTTTCCATTGTATGACACGGAAACAAAAAAATCTATAAAAAATAGAATTATATATTGACAGTCTACAAAATATAGACTAAAATAGACATCAATCCACAAAACATAGATTGAAAGGAGGTAAGAAAAAATGAAATTGACACTTAGACAGTGGAGAGGGGCGAAAGAATTGACGCAGCGTGAAATGTCTGAACGGCTGAACGTTCATATCAATACCTATCAGAAGTGGGAAGAAAATCCAGGCAGTATCAAAATTACGGACGCAAAGCATATTTCAGAAATATTCGACGTTCCGCTTGATGAAATTGATTTCGCTGTAGGAGGCACAAAATGAACGAACTTGTATATCTCAAAAAAGACGAAGCAATGACAGACAGTTTGACGGTTGCGGAAAGTTTTGGAAAAAGACATACACATGTATTAGATAGAATTGAACAGATTTTATCTGATGACTCAGCCGAAAATTCGGCTCAGTGTTTTAGGCTCTCACACTACAAAGACGCATCCGGAAAGATGAACAAAAGGTATCTGATGAACCGTGACGGCTTCACGTTTCTGGTGATGGGCTTCACAGGAAAGAAAGCAGATAAATGGAAATGGGAATATATACACGCTTTCAATTCAATGGAATCCGTCATCCGTGAAAAATCCACACAGACATGGATAGAAACAAGGCAGGCTGGAATGCTGACCCGAAAAGCTGAGACGGACACTATCAAAAGGCTTGTCGAGTATGCCAAAGAGCAGGGAAGCACTCATGCAGATATGCTCTATGTCACATACACAAAGCTGGCTAATCATATGGCAGGAATTCAGAAGAGAGAGCAGGCCACAGTAATGCAGTTGAACAACCTATCTCTGATGGAACATATCATTCTCCATATTGTAGATACCGGAATAGTGACCGGAAAGCATTATAAGGAGATATACAAAGACTGCAAATCACGGCTCCAGACGGTCACAGAGCTTGCATATATCGGAGGTGCCACATGATATGGGCGGTCATCCGCATGGCCATGGAGCGGAACGGGATCCGGAGCATAGCGGAGCTCGCAAGGGTCACGGGCATCAAGGGTCCGACATTGACGCAGACACGGAGACGGAATCCGAACAGCTTCACATGGGCGGAGTTGAAGGCAATCAATAAGGTTCTGAGATTCACTGACGGTGAATGGATGATGATGATGCCGGAGGTGAGCTGATGAGCAAGAAAGCAAAACAGGAGTATTTCACAGGAATCGTAATAGGGCTTGTCATATGTATTCTGATTGTGATCGGGATGCTCATATGAAAAGAACCGCACTGGTGGGACAGAGCGGTTCAAGAGGCCTAAAGTAAGCAAACAAGGTATATCTAAGCCGTCTTTATCATATCACAGACGGCGGAAAGGACGCAAATCATGTATATCAAAATCAAATCGAAAGACCTGTATCAGTTAGAGAAAGCACAGGACGCAATCAGCGAGATCGTGAAGATTCTTCAGAAGTCCGCAGAGGTAGACGCTCATGGAAATAGCTCATACAAGGCAGATAAGCCACTCAAAGAAATCACAGATATTCTGTATTTTGCTGATTTCATAGCAAACCGTCACATCATACCGGAGCAGGAACCGGAGAAGGAGCTGCAAGTCATATGTCGGTGATTAACACAGGGGATCCGTACAAGGACGCAACCATTCTGGAGGCCATAGAGGAAGAGGAGAAGAAGAAACGACCGCATTGCTGTATATGTGGGGAGCCGATATACGACTTTCTGTATGACTTCTTAGGAGCTATCTACTGTGAGGACTGCATGAATGCCAGATACAGGCATGACGCAGACAACTATATTGAGGAGGACTATGGATATGACTGTTAATGAAATGCTTCAGAAATTCAATGACGAACTGCTCAGGACGGAAAGACCAGGAATCAAAGACCTTATAGAGTTTATGGAAGTTGGCGGCTTCTATGTGGCTCCATGCTCAGGAGCGCACCACTTAGCGAAGGAAAGCGGACTGCTTGAACACTCGCTGAATGTGTTGGACATAACACGAAAGCTCAACAAGAGCCTTAATGCAGGTATAAAGGATGACACCATCGTCATCACGGCTCTTTTGCATGATGCAGGAAAAATGGGCGATCATGGGAAATTCAACTACATTGAAAACTTGCTGAAGGATGGAAAGCAGTCCACGGCAAAGCCCTATGTCACGAACCCGAACCTTCTGTATATTCCGCATGAAGTCCGTTCCGTGATGATTGCGGAGCGGTTCATCTGCCTGTATGAAGACGAGGAGCAGGCTATTCTCTGGCATAACGGCCTCTATGGTGCGTTCAAGTACGACATACAGAGCAAAGAGACTCCATTGTATATGGTCCTGCATTGGGCGGATATGTGGGCGAGTAGAGTGACAGAGATAGAGGAGGATTGATATGGGATTACCAATTTTGATTTATGGCAAATCAGGATCCGGAAAGAGCCGCAGCCTCAAGTTTTTCGGTGAGGATGAAATCTTACTTATCAACATTGAGGGAAAGGCTCTGCCGTTCCGGAACTCTTTCAAGTACATCTGCAAGTCAGACAAGCTTGAAAGCATCATGACACAGATGCAGAAGATGCCGTGTAAAACGGCGGTGATTGATGATGCAGGGTATCTCATGACCCACCATTTCATGAATAATCACCGGAATAAGAAGGGCAATGCGAGCTTTGAAATGTATGACGATATAGCCGACACCATGTATTTTCTCGTCCAGAGAATCAAAAAGGACTTACCGGATGATGTGATCGTTTACATCATGCTCCATGAGGATACATCCGACATGGGGGAAACTAAGATCAGGACCATCGGCAAGCTTATCGACAACAAGGTTTGTCTTGAGGGAATGGTGACAATATGCCTTCGGTGCATGTCCGATCAGGGTAAGCACTTCTTCAGAACACAGACTGACGGCTTTGACATCACAAAGAGTCCTGAGGACATGTTCACGGATCCTGAGATCGACAACAATTTGAAATTCGTGGATGACACCGTAAGAGAGTTTTACGGATGGAATACAACCAAAGAAAAGGAGAACTAACATGAACAAACCGAACAATTTTGAAGAGACACAGGCAGGAGGCGATTATATTCCGGTGGAGCTAGGCGGCCATTATGCCGTTATCAAGGATGTCGCTGAAATGGAGACAAAAAACGGTGACCCTATGGTGATTGTCAGCATTGACTTTGACAATCGTGACTCTCAGCCTGGCTATTTCATGGACGCATTCAAGAAGGACATTCGACCTGATAAGAAGTGGCCAAATCAGGCGAAGAACTACATAACAACCGAGTATAACGGCACATGCACCAAGGGCTTCAAAGGCTTCATTACGTCTTTTGCCAACAGCAACGGGCTCACACAGGAGCAGATTAAGTGGGGTGCGGACTTCACAGCGCAATTCAAAAACAAGAAAATCGGGGTTGTATACGGCAATGTTGAGGAAACCTACAACGGTGAAACAAAGATGCGTCGTAAGATCAGATGGTTTTGTGATTACAACAAGGTTGAATCTCAGAACATTCCTGCTGATAAGTTTGAATCAAATACTGCATCGGCCTCTTCCAACACTCAGGCCGCAGACGGCTCTGATGACTTCATGACCGTAACCGACACGGAGAGCTTACCTTTTAACTGATGATAATCGGTGTTGATAAGAACCAGCTCACAGGAAGCCACGGAGCATCAAATCAGCGCAAGCATTCTCAGATGGTGCGTGAAGGGGTGCAACTTGTACCTCTTCGCATACCATTCGGGGATTATATCAGAATCACGGATGACATACAGGCCTTGATTGATAAACGTGGTGCCGAGAATGTCCACAAGCGGGATCTGCAAGACCTCATCACCATCAGCATTGATACCAAGAAGAACCTGCAAGAAGTATGTGGGAACATTTGCAGCAGACAGCATGAACGCTTCCGTGAGGAGCTTGTGAAGGCTCAAGGACGGCTTGTCCTGTTGATAGAAGAGCCAAGTATCACCATTCTGGAGGATGTTTACTTTTGGGATAATCCACGGAGAAAATACAGCCCGAAGGCCACAACAGGAGCATCACTGTACAAGAGCCTATGCACCATCCGGCAGGAATACGGGGTTGACATTCGCTTTTGCAACCGGAAGGACACAGGGAAGGAAATTATCAAGATTTTAGGAGGTGAACAATGAAAAATTTTCTGACAGGAGTTGAAGATATTAGTCTTGCAATTTATGACCATCATGACAATTTAACTCACAATGAAATCTATTTCAAAAATCATAAGCAATTTTCATACTTTACCAAAGTTTTGACTCAAAACAATATTCGGTTTGAAGTAGTGAGCGCTTATTTGAGAGATAAGGAAATAGAAGAATCCACAGGAAGCGATACAGATGAATAGAGGATACATAAAGCTATTCAGAAAAATAACAGATTGTGATTTGTTCGCCAGTGACGAACCATTCGACAAACGCAGCGCATGGATTGACCTGCTTCTACTGGCAAACCACAAAGACAATTTTGTTTTCAATGGAATGCAAAAAGTAATTGTCAAAAGGGGACAGTACAAGACCTCAATACCAAAACTTCAGGCACGATGGCATTGGGGAGAAAAGAAAGTAATTTCCTTCTTAGGGCTGCTTCAAAATGAGGGCATGATTTACTATGAAAAGCATCGCAGTGGACTGTATAGGGGGGTTCTAATAACTATAGTAAATTACGGGCTTTATCAGGATTTTTCAAAAGAAAGGACGGATCAAAAGACGGATCAAAAGACGGTTCAAAGTGCGGATCAAGGCGGTATCAAAGGACGGAACAAAGGCGGTATCAAAGGACGGATAAACAATAATGTTAAGAATGATATTAAGAATGACATTAAGAATGAAAATAAAAATGTCAATAAGCCCTTCGGGCATTCAGATTTTTTTGTGGAGGATTAAGCGGTGCGGAATGACGGACTGATAAATGAAATAGAGCTTCGGAAAGCCATCGCACAGCTCAAGCCTGATGGTGAACTGTTCGAGGTCAGGATCATGGGCGGCAAGCAGCCGATCAGTGGATACTTCAGAGATGCAGACACGCTCATCAATGCCTTCGGCACGGTGGACTTGAGAAACACCAATGTATATATCACATTGAATAAGCCCATGGATGCATTGTACAGCCGTCAGCAGGCCAACAGGTTCCTTGCCGTGAAGAATACCACATCAGATAAGGAGATTGAGGTCCTTAATTGGCTCTTTGTGGATTTGGATCCGGTAAGACCGTCAGGTATATCCAGCACCAATGAAGAACTAAAGGCATCCATGGAGCTTGCTCAGAAGGTATACGTCTATCTGAAGGGTGTGGGCTTTGAGGAACCCGTCAAGGCATTCAGTGGTAATGGCTATCATCTGCTGTACCGGATAGGCCTACAGAGCACAGATGCGAACGAAAAGCTTGTCAAGGGATGTCTCAAGGCTCTGTCAGCAATGTTTAGCACAGATGTGGTCAAGGTTGATACGGCGAATTTTAACCCGTCAAGAATCTGCAAGCTTTATGGCACAAAGGCTCAGAAGGGCTCAGACACCGAGAGCAGGCCGCACAGGATGGCAAGGATTGACGGGGATGTCAAAGAGCTCAAACAGACAAAGAAGATATACCTTGAGAAGCTTGCAGGGGAGATCGAGGAAGAGGAGATCAAGCCTGCAAGGTATAACAACTACTCACCACATGATTTTGATATTGAAAGCTGGATGCAAGAACACGGCATCCGCTACACGATCAAGGATGGTGACGGATATACAAAATTCGTCCTGGATGAATGTCCATTCGACCCGAACCACAAAGCACCGGACTCAATGATACTTAAACAGCCGTCAGGTGCGATCGGGTTCAAGTGTCTTCATGACTCATGTCAGGATAAGCGGTGGCAGGATGTGCGGGTGATGTTCGAACCTGATGCCTATGAGAAGACCAACGAGAGTTTTGACAGAGCAATTGAGGAAGGATGGAAGCGGCACAACCGTGACAAAAAGAAGAAGGAAATCAATGTTGAGAATGGTCCTATCTGGGAGACACCGGAAGAGATTAACCGGAAGCCGACACCGGACAACGAATATATCAAGACTCACATCAATGTCATAGACATCAAGACGCACGGCTTGCTCAAGGGTGGACTGTCAGTATGGAGTGGGCTCAGAGGTTCAGCAAAGTCCACTATCTTATCACAGATAGCCTTACAGGCGGTCAATGACAATCATAGCGTGTTGTTTTACTCCGGTGAACTGACAGACAAGCGTTTTGTCCGGTGGCTCTTCCAGCAAGCAGCGGGCAAGCAGTATGTCAAGGAACTTACCAAGGACGGAAGTCAATTCTGGTTCGTGCCGGATGACATCAAACAGACAATCGCTTCATGGATTGGGAGCAGGCTGTATATCTATAACAACAGCTATGGGTCAGAGTACACCAAGCTCATGGAAGAGCTTGAGAAGCAGATACAGAAGATCAAGCCGGATTTGATTGTGTTGGATAACCTGATGACCATCAATGTACAGGCCGTGGATCCGAACGAGTACAGGGCACAGACCACGCTCATGATACATCTGACGGAGCTTGCGAAGCAATATAACTGTCATATCGCACTTGTGGCACATCCACGGAAGACAGCGACCTTCCTGAGGCTCATAGACATATCAGGGAGTGGTAACATTGGCAACCTGATAGACTCAGCCTTTATCGTGCACAGGGTCAATCATGACTTCAAGAAGGGTTATATTGATGAATTCTGCAAAAAGGGAACCAAAGAAGAGGATGTGATGCTCCTGCAAGGGGCAAGCACGAACGTGATCGAGATTGCCAAGGACAGAGAGGCAGGCATACAGGATGAATTCATACCGCTCTGGTATGAGAAGGAATCTAGGCGGATGCTGAACGAGAAAACCGAGGTTATCAAGTTTAAGTGGACAACGGCATGGATGGAACAGGAAGCGGAAGAAGATTTCATGGATGTGGACGATATAAGCGAATTACCATTCAACGATTAACGGAAAGGAGAGCAGATAATGACAGAAGAAGAACAGAAAAGATATTACGAACTATATACAATGCTCTGGAAGCTATTGAGAAAAGCTCTGTCAGGTATGACCACGACAACGAATATGGAAAAGTTTGCAAATGATATTAGAGAAGAAGCATTGGTCTTACTGGAAGAATATCGTGATCTTGATTATGAGGCGGTATATGGATTATCTAATAGTACAATGATTCTCTTCTACAGGGCATATGAGAGCCTTCCACGGCCGGAGCGTGAGGCAGAGCAGATGGATATATTCAGTTTAGGGAAGGGAGCATGAGGATGAGAAAAGTACCATACGATACCAAGAGGCGACATAAATGCGAATACTGCACGGACTTCCATGACGGTTGCTGCAAGTGGTCGAAGTGTCACTACTTACCGGAGCGGAGGGAGTATCACGGGTATCCTTTTGAGGCTATATTTGCGAGGGTGGCGAGATAGGGGAAGGGGGCATAACATGATTGAAAGCGGTTTTATCAATGGTGACTGCATGGATTACTTGAAAGAATACCCTGATAACTACTTTGATTTGTGCATAGCTGACCCGCCCTATGGGGATGCTATGAAATCCGGGGGGGGTGGAACAGATTCGGTCAGAGGTTCAACCGTTACAAAACGGACACATTACACCTTCGGACTCCGGAAGAAAGATCGGAATTACAAGAACCGGCGGAACATGGGCGACAAAATACGCAAAAAAATTATAACGTGGGATGTTGCGCCTGAGAAATCCTTCTTTGATGAGATTTTTCGCATCTCACGGAATCAGATCATATGGGGGGGAAACTACTTTGAACTTCCACCAACCCGTTGTTTTCTGATATGGCGCAAATTAACGATAAGTGAAAAGTTTAGTATGGCGATGGCTGAGTACGCATGGACTTCATTTAACCTCAATGCGAAAGTCTATGAACATACTCCGCAGGATCCGACAGGACAGCGGTTCCACCCGACAGAAAAGCCACTTGACCTATACATGTGGATTATTGAGAACTATGCAAAGCCAGGTGATAAGATTCTTGATCCAATGGCAGGGAGCGCAAACAGTTTAAGAGCTTGTAGACTGACAGGACATGATTATGTTGGATTCGAGATTGATCCCGAGTATTACGAAAAAGCCAAAGCGAGACTTGAAGCGGATAAGGCACAAATGAACATATTTGATTATTTGAAAGGAGATAAAAACTAGATGGCATGTGAATTCGATCATCCTGACTGCTTAAACTGCCCGTATGAGGACTGCACAGCCACATCACAGGACATCATCAGGCAATGGAAACTCACGAACGGATTAAGACGCATGGACGATCCTGACAGCGTTCCGACAAAGACGAGCAAATATCTGACAAAACAGCAGAAGTATGAATTGTCGGAAAAGGGCAAGATTGCCCGACAGAGGTATAACGCATCCGAGAAGGGCAAGGAGCGGATGAAACAGTACAATCAATCAGACCAAGGCAAAGCCCGTCAGAAGCGTTACGCTCAGTCCGAGAAGGGCAGGGCTACAAAACGGAGATACTATCTGAAAAAGAAGCTGGAGCGGGAGCAGCAGGACATGATCGGGATCGAGGTGAGTTGAATGGAGCTGAAATTCTGCAAAGTCGTAACGGATTAAGCCTTGAGATAGGCCGGTTTAAGAAATATCTAAAGATTATGGAGGAAGAATGATAGCATATTGTTTGTTTGAGCAATCTGGAACGTTCAAAAATGAATTTAGGAAGTTAGGTATAGAGGCTTACGATTATGACATTCTGAATGATTACGGTGAGACAGATTACCAGATAGATCTCTTTGCAGAGATTGAGGGGGGGTACAAAGGAGAACCGTCTATCTTTGACAAGATAACAAAGGATGATTTGATACTTGCGTTTTTTCCTTGCACACGGTTTGAAGCGAAAATACCTTTGATGTTTAGGGGTGAATCACCCCAAATGAAAAATTATACGGACAGGCAGAAACTCGAAACCTCTATGACTTTACATAACGAACTACATAGGAATTATCTGTTAATCTCCGAAATGGTTTGTATCTGCCTGGATAAGGGTTTGAAAATGATTATAGAAAATCCATATACACCGCCGCATTATTTAACAACATATTGGTGCTTAAAACCTAAACTGATAGATCGTGATAGGCGTGAGAATGGGGATTATATGAAGAAACCCACACAATTTTGGTTTATCAACTGTGAACCTAAACAGAATATAGTATTTGAATCCTTGGATTATGTGGAACAGCGGAAATGTGATTATATCACCAAAAAGAACACAGGGAAAAACAGAACTATTGCAAGATCAGAAATCCATCCACAATACGCAAACAGATTTATCAGACAATATGTAATTGACAGCCCGAACGAGGAGGAAGAAGATGCACAGACCACTATTTAACGATCCATCCCACTTTGGACGCATACCGGACCCACCGGAGAGGGATCAGGAGTGCTGCGGAAACTGCAAGCACAACTGCTATGAGAAGAAGGACACATTCACATGCAGCAATGAAGAATCACGGTACTATGCAAGCTACACGGCCTATGATGACTGCTGTGATGCTTATGAGGCAAAAGAAACTTAGACAAGAATTTAGTCAAGGAAAGAGAAGAATGAAAACAAGGTGCAAAGATAAAACAGGCACATGGATTTATGAAGGTGACATACTCCATGTTGAAGAATACCCGAATAGATATGTTGGTGGCTCTTATGACTTTGAGGGTGTGGTTGTAATTGAGAACGGCAGGGCAATGGTCACATATCTTGATATAGGGAAAGTGAGGGATTGCCTGTATCAATGTTTCCGATTGAGGGGAGACAGATATACCCGGAAAAGTGGAGATATGACTATTGGAAAACACTACATCTTGGCGGTGAACCTCCTGAGTACCTTTGGAAAGAAGAATTATACAGAGATCATTTTGATACAAAGAAACAGAGGGGTTTAGTCAAGGAAAGTCAAGCTTAGTCAAGGATTTAGTCAAGGAGGGAGAGATATGCTAGTAATCGAAAATTGCAACAGCCTGTCAGAACTTCGTCAAAAGTTCATAGACGGTGAAGAGGTCAGGACAGCAAGGGATAAGCCGTGCGAGGATGCTATCAGCAGACAGGCGGTGCTTGAAGCGGTAAAGAAAAATACATTTCGATTGACATTCGCAGAAGAACAGGGTTATGAAGGTCATGTAGCATGGAGCGCAGAAGCCGTCTATAGCGATGTGATAGAAGGAGCGTTATTAGAATTACCATCTGTCAATCCACAACCAAAGACAGGGCATTGGATTCCTGTTAGTGAAGAACTTCCCGACAAAGAAGGACATTATTTATGTTCTGTCAGATATATGTATCCACCGTATAATTTTTTTGAGCCAGAGAAAGTAAAGTATATGGATGATGTAACCATACAGAAATTTGATGGGGAATTTAATATTGAGGTAAAAGCATGGATGCCTTTACCACCTTGTTATGATCCACAGGAAGGGAGCGAAGAATGAAACTAAAAGATATAGCAGACATGAAAGAATATTTAGAAAATAGATGTTATTGTCCGTATGAAATTTATGATATGACAGGTTTTTTCTTTAACTGTTTTGAACCTGATGTTGAGTGTGACTTATTGGCAGAAGGTGAAAGAGGGAACATACACGGAACTTTTGTATTGGCTAAACCTTCACAGTTCAATGAGGATAGCTTGCAGATTATTTATATAGAACATACTAACGGAATTGTGGATAGTTGTATAAGGATAGATGCTACGGAAAATAACAAAGAGCAGATATTAAAGTTTTTGAATGGCGAAATTGAGAAGATGCATATTGACGAATATGCAGATACTAAAACAGAAGAATCATTAAAGGAAATTTTTAGTATTGCGGATGCAATATGTTGTTGAGCCACAGGAAAGCGAGGATTAAATGTTCACACTGTTTATATGGTGTATTATAAATGGTTTTCTATTTCATTATGACCCAAACATTATGTCAGAAGAAACCAAGATAATTATTGCCGTAGTATGCGTAGCAAGTGATTTGAATTTGATAATTACTCTCATTGGAAAGCGAGGATAAGAATGATTAAGGAATATGAACTAAACAAGGCTCGTGCAGAAAAGTTGTTAACTTTAATGTTTAATCATCATGA